ATAAAATATTATTATTATATGTATCCCATATTTCGGTTAGAGTATTTACTCGAGTCATGTAAATATTTATAGCGAGATGATTAAAAATAAACAAAATTATATGAATAACCCGAATCTACCTACAGTTGGTTCGGAATTTGAGTATACACCAAGCATGGTTCAAGACCTACAAAAGTGTAAGAAAAATATTTTACACTTTGCTGAAAAGTTTTTTTATATTATATCTTTAGACGAAGGTAAGAAGACAATTGATTTACATTATTGTCAGAAAAGAGCTTTACGTAAGATGAGAGATAATCGCTTTTTTATATTACTAGCAAGTCGCCAGATAGGTAAAACTACTATGATGACAATTTATGCTTTATGGGTAGCATGCTTTAATGAAGATCAAAGAATATTAATTGTAGCTAATAAAGAAGGTACAGCATTAGAAATAATGAGTAGAATAAGATTAGCGTATGAAGAGTTACCTAACTGGTTGAAGCCTGGTGTTAAAGAGTATGGTAAAACTTCTGTTTTATTAGCTAACGGTACAAAAATTGGTATATCTACTACAACAGGTACTGCTGCTCGAGGGCAATCAGTTAACTGTTTAATTCTTGATGAGCTTGCTTTTATTGAACCTCACTTGGTTGAAGATTTCTGGAAATCTGTATATCCGATTGTTTCGTCTTCGAAAAGGTCCAAGATTTTTATCGCTTCTACTGCTAACGGTACAGATAATCTTTTCTATAAACTATATACAGGTGCTGAAAATAACGAAAATGATTGGGCTTGTGATAAAACTTTATGGAATGAAGTACCGGGTAGGGATGAAAAATGGAAGAACCAAACTATAAATAGTATTGGTAGTAGAGATGCATTTGAGCAGGAGTTTAATTGTGAATTTATCTCATCTGGAGAAAGTTCAGTTAATGATGAGTTATTTCAAAAACTTAAAAGTAAAACTTCTGAACCATTATTTGTATTTGATGATGGTAAGTATCTTCTTTGGGATGAGCCGACTGAAAACGGTATATATATAGCAAGCGTTGATACTGCTGAAGGTCTAGGTAAAGATGCATCAGTGGTTCAAATATTAGATTATACTGATTTAACTAACATTAAACAAGTAGCAGTATACCATAACAATGAAATATCACCATACAACTTTACTGAAAAGGTTTACGAAATTTTACAACATTGGGGAAACCCATTGGTTTGTGTTAAAGAAATAATAGTGGTGGTCAAGTAGTTGATATACTAAAAAATACCCATGACTACGAAAATATTGTATCGTGGGGTGGTTCATTAGCCAATAGAAAGAAACAACAATTAGGTATAATTTCACATACTAATACGAAATATAAGGCAGTTACAAATATGCGATATTGGGTTAATGAATTAGAATCGGTTCAAATAAATGATAGTAGAACTGTTAAAGAATTAAAAAACTATGTGAAAGCAGCTAACGGTACATGGAACGCAAAGAAGGGGTATCACGATGATTTGGTCACCTCACTCATGTGGAACTTAATTATACTTGATAATGAGATAGTTGAAACGTATTTTGATGTGGTTAAAAAAGATACAAATAATAGACCATTAGAACTACAACAAATGGATTTTGGTATTAAATATTTTATAGATCCGACTTCTTTATATAGTAATGAAAAAAGCGGGTTAAATAATACACTACCAGTAATTATAGGTAACGCTTCTAATACTAATAGTGAAATAGATCAATTAAATATGCAAGGTTATAAAGTATGGCAACCATAAATCAATCACAGTTCAATAAAAGTAGATTAGATAAGTTTTTACTTGTTTTAAATCTTCCTCCTATTTTAAAAGAAATTAGTGAGCAATATTTGGGTAGTAGAAAAAATACTGGTATAATAGAAAATAGTTTACAGTTTTCTGTATACGGTACAGTTGTACCAGCTATACAAGTGCCGGAAGAAAGCTTATATTATGCAGGTCAATCAATGAAAGTATCGAAACATACAAGGCCAGTTTATGATAATGTAAGTGTTAACTTTACTATTGATAATCAATTTAATAATTATTGGCTATTATATAAATGGCTTGATTTAATGAATGATGAAAAGATTTCTACGTTTAATGGTAAAGATATATTCAAGAAACCTAATATATCTCCAAAAGAACGTAATAATTTCAAAACTCTTACACCTACTGATCTTTATCAAACAGATATTTCATTGTATGCTAAGGATGAATTCGATAAAAATAAAGTTAAATTTGTATTTACTAAAGCTTTCCCAGTCAATTTAGGTAGTATTAATTTTAACTATAGGACCCCTGGAGAGATAGAAACTACTTTAGAGTTTGCATTCTCTCAGTTATTAGTTAATTGGTATAATTTTTATTCGGGAAGCCATAAATAATAGTATATGGCACGTACAATACAATCTCCCGGTGTAGAAATTAGAGAAATCGATCAATCTATTAGACCTGTGGTACCAGCAGGCACAAACGTTTTAATAACAGGTTTTGCCGATAAAGGGCCGACAGATGAAGTTATTCAAGTAACTTCACGCAGCGAATTTGCTGATATCTACGGCGAACCAACGGTACCAGCAGAATTATATCTATCGAGTACAGCTCGAGCTTTATTTAACAGTCCAGCAAATGTATTTGTTTACAGAATGCCATACGGTAAAGATAGAGGTGTTGGTTTTGGAAATAATTATAGTGTTTTAGCATACCCTGCATCTGCAGTTTCGGTAGGTGGTTCAGCCGCTACTTCGTTATCATCTTTTACTAATACTGGAGCAGCTAGTAGTACACGTACAGTATTAATAGGTGAACCTGATCACTTTACAATTGATCAAGATACATATTTTAGAATTCAGCAAAAAAATGGTTTTGACTGGGTAGATGAAACATCATCAAACTTTAATACTTTAGCAAGTCTTGGTAAAGCAGCATTCCTCGTTATCAATAAAGCTCAAACAACGATTGACCAATCTTTTCAAGGTTATTACTTCGGTGCTATTGATAATACAAATTTAAATCCTGCTACAAATTTTGACGGTATTACAAATATTAAGACACTTAATGCAGCAGTAAGCGGTAATATTGGAAATTTAATAACAGAACCATTTATTAGCCTACCATCAACAAGACTCGACAATCTACTTTCAGCAAGATCTGATAATAATGTCGATACATTTGGTGCAAGTGATAATAGTATATCTGAGCAAATGGAAAATCTAACTGATTATGATATTTCAACGAATCAATTTGATGATACATTATCGATTGGTTTATTCAGATTAGGAGTGACACCAAATACTAATAATACAATTAGATTAGCTTTAAATCTTGAAGAAACCGTAGTTGGTTCAACAGATTACCATAGACGTATTAATGACCCACAAGGTGGTGAGCCATTACCATTCAGGGTTGAAACTGATAACCAGTTACCTACGATGGATATTTTGGTTAATGATTTCTTGAGTAACAGAAATAAATCAACATATTTAAATGCAGATGGTATACCTAAGACAAAAATTAGATTTGTAACTACTAAAACGAAAGATTTAAATAATAATTGGGCTACTTTATCTGCAGCATATGGTGCGACGAATAACGCATCATCTCTTAGTCTATCAGGAGTTGTTAATTCAATTCAAACGCAAGCCTTACCAGGTAATACTAATAGCTTATTTGCTCTAGGTTCATATGCAGATACAGATCTTTCTACTAAAGTAATTGGTAATGTACCACAAAAATTAGATCGACTATTAGATACTGTTGAAAATACTGAGAGATTTGATATCGACATTACAGTTGATGGTGGTCTTTCAACAATATATTCAGTATCACAATCATTGAGTAGTGATTCATTCGACGACACAGCAAGACTTTCAGCTATTGATGGTTTTAGAACAACCAGAACTGATAATACAGGTTTGTCGGAGAGTAGTACGTCATTTAGAGGTTATTGGAATGATGTTATAAGTAGATTTTCAACATTTGCTGAATTTAGAAGAAAAGATCATATTTTTATTGCTGATTTACCTAGATCAATATTTGTATCTGGTGAAAGTTTCTTAACTTTACAAGATGGTAATAAGAACTTCTCTAGAGATATACTTAATCCGATAAAAGCATTCGGCTCACAGGTTAATTCAAGTTATGCAGCTACTTACGGTCAATGGATACAAAGTAATGATACATTATATGGTGGATTGGCTTACTGCCCATCATCCGGATATCTTGCTTCAATCATGGCAAATACAGATGCTAATTTCGATCCATGGTTTGCACCAGCAGGCTTTACTAGAGGTAGATTAACAGGAGCAGCAGGTTTAGCATTGTTTCCAACACAGAAACAAAGAGATCAACTATATAAGATATCAGTTAATCCAATTCCATCGTTCCCAGTTGAAGGACCTGTTGTATTTGGTCAAAAGACATTGCAAAAATTACCAAGTGCATTTGATAGAATTAATGTTAGACGTCTATTCTTATATCTTGAAAAAGCTACAAAGAATACAGTTAGAAACTTTATATTTGAACCAAATACATTGCTAACGAGAACCCGAGTAGTTAATACATTAACACCTATTTTTGAAAATGTTAAAAACTCTGAAGGGTTGTTTGATTATTTGATTATTTGCGATGAAAGAAATAATATACCAGATATTATTGATGCAAATGAATTAAGGGTTGATATATACTTGAAGCCAACAAGAGCTGCAGAGTTTATACTAGTTAATTTTTACGCAACAAAGACAGGTACAGATTTTAACGAATTAGTTTAATAACAAAGTCATCTAATTAAATAATTACATGGCAGATACCAAAGTATCAGATTTAACACCAATTACTGTTGCTAATAACAGCGATGTATTATACATTGTTAGAGCATCTGCAGGAGGGACTTCTAATAAAATAACCTTTCAAGATCTACTTAGTGGGGTTAATGATAATATTACTACGTTAACGACAACCGTTAATACAAATCAAAGTACAGTACTTGATCTTTCAGGTACCTTTGAATCTGCTAATATTAACATAGGACCTTTAACAACTACCACTCGAATATTATGTTCAATTCAACTTGGTTTATCAGCTGAATTAGATGAATTATCTGATGATGTTGAAGGTACAATAGGTACAGGTTTATCTCGAACAGTTGCAATTGGTGGTACAACATTAACATTTTTAAGCGGAGTATTAACACAAGTATCGTAAAATGGCAAATAGAAAATTAACAGAATTACCTACCTTATCACCAATTAATTTTGATAGTACTGATTTACTTTATATAGTAGATGTACAAACAGATGCTTCAAAAAAAATTACCTACGCATCATTAGTTGGTAACTCTATAACCGGTTTAATATCATACAATGATAGTAATACGTTAAATATTAATTTTCTATCCGGTTCGATAGATCAAGATAGAGCAAGGCTCAACGCGATTGAAGCCACAGCTGGTGCTGATGGTACTCGTATTGATAGTATTTCCGCTGCAGTTAGTAAGAATATAACTGATATACTTACAGTTTCTGCCTTAGCCATAGCTGGTGATAATACATTAGCTTTAAATGCATTAAGAACAGATGTTAATGTAATTAGTTCTGTACAACTAGGGTTGTCTGCAGAATTGGATGAATTATCTGATGATACAGAAGGTTTGCAATCAGTACTTGCTACAGCGTCTGCTTTAGGTTTAACTAATGAAACAGGACTTGCCGCAGTCAGTTTGAGCGCTGACGCGCTTAGTCTGAGCGCTAGCTCCTTTAACATGGTAGCAGCTGCTAGTAGTGATTTATCTGCTAGTCATACTTTTAATGTAAACTTAGGCGGTACAACATATAAAATATTATTACGCCAAGCTTAATTAAAGTTGGTATAAATGAATAAATATTAATAACCATGGCACAGACTAGACAAACAATACAAAATTTTTATACGCAAGCACAAACAAAAGACTTCGCTAGAAATAATCTATTCAGAGTTTTAAATATAAACTTCGGCGGAGGTACAGATATTAGTTTTGATGAAGATGATTTAATTTATGCTAAAACAGCTAACCTACCAGGTAAAGAAGTTACTTCTCAGACAGTACCATATATGGGGTTAGATTTTAATGTACCAGGTGTAACAAAATATACAGGTAGTGATGGTTATACTATTACTTTTAGATGTGATGAAAGCTACGAATTAAGAAATAGATTTTTACAAGTTTTAAATGATACTTTTGATGATGCTGATAGTACTGGTAATTACTTTATGCCTACTGCTGATAGTGTAATCGATTTAGCTTTATTAGATAAAGAATTGGACAGAGTATCTCAATTTCAACTAGTTGGAGTTGCAATTAAAAGTGTTGGTGAGTTAACTTACGATGTGACTGCTGAAGGCACTGTTCAAGATTTCGACGTAACAATTACGTATCACTACTTTAGACAAACAGCTTAAAACATAAGTTAGTTCTAAAAAGCTCTCCTCGTGAGAGCTTTTTTTTGTATAAATATATTTAAATGCCTACTAAAATATTAAATTCTGTTAATAATGCTATACGAGGGGTAACAAACCCGATTAATAGTATAGTGGGTGGTACTTTAGCGCAACCTGGTTTATCATTATTTGGTACAAATTTACCCGGTACACCTTTAGTAAGTTTTAGAGATTCATTCTTACGTAGTTTAAGTCAATGGAATACATCTATACCTTTAAATACACAATTTATTGTTTTAATAGACAATTTTCCTCTAGGTTTATCTACTCAAGTGTTAAGAGATCTAGAACCTGTGGTTAATTCAACCGGGTTTGATATTAATTTAGCCAAAGAAACTACTTCTAATTTTAAAAATCAGGGTATGGTTGGTTGTATTTTTGCAAACCAATTTAATATTCCTGATGATCAAGTAGAGGCAGATAAAGCTACTATACTTAATAATAGAGGATTTATACCAGGTTCAGTGATGAAAAATAGAAGTAATTTTGGTAATTTTAATTTAAGTTTAAGAGAGACTAATACTTCATTTGTTGATTTTGTAATTAGACCCTGGGTTATTATGGCATCTCATTACGGTCTAGTAGCTAGAAACCCTAATGATTTATCTGAAAGATTAAAAAATCCAAAGACTAATTTAACAGTAGTCCAATATACGAGAAGTAAAGAAGGGTTATCTCAAATACCAAGAAAAACATGGAGATTTTATAATTGCGTACCTACATCTATCTCTACTAGAGATTACGCTAATAATGAAGAAGAAGGAGTTAAAAACTTTAATACAACTTGGACATTTGATAATTACGAAATAAGTAGTAATTTATATCTTAGTGTTACTGAGATGTTAAAAGCTATTAATCCTTTATTTTAATGAATTCATATTATTTCGACGACTACAAGATAACTGAACTTAGTTATTTTGAATACAAAAATCTAGTTAAAAATTTAATATCAGCTGAAGATCATAGAGTAGTAGATATATTTGAAGAAATAATAAATAATAAAGTCGAAAGCAAAACTGAATTAAATATAGGTAATAAAATAAAAATATTATTACTATTAAGAAGTATTACTTTAGGAGAAGAAATAGAGTTAAATTTAAATAATAAACTATTTAAATATGATATTAATAAAATTGTCGATAGTATTAAATTTAAAACTGAACAATTTAAATACAGATCTTTAATATTCAATGCACCAAAAAAGATTCATTATAAAAGTAAATTTGAATGTTTAATTGACAATTTTTATAGCTTTGTAATTGATGGTAAAATAAAAATTATAGAAGAATATACATATAAACAGAAAGAGATATTACTGCAAAATTTAATAGGTTTTGAAACCAAAGAATTAACTAATGAATTTAATGAGTATATATCAAATTTTTGTTTGAAATATATAGATGATGCTGAAATAAATTTATACGATATTAATTTATTAAAATTTATAAAAAGTTTATTTCAAATCGATCTTAATGAAATGTATGATATAGAATATAATATAATGAACCATTTAAAATTTGATCCAGCAGTTTTTAACATGTATGGTTTACCAGAATTAAGAATTTTTCTTAACAAATTCATTAAAGAGCAGGAAGAAAGTAAAAAACAAACTAGTGGTAATAATGGGTTAACTTTATAAATAACAGTATGGATGATAATTTTAATTCACTTTTAAAACAGATAGAGTCAAATAAAAAGAACGTAGTAGCCTACTCACCGACTCTACAAGATGATATTGAATTAAAATCGTTAACAGTTGACCAACAAAGTGTTATTTTGGATTCAATATCCGATATATCATTATTGCAGGTAAATCCTATATATCTAATTATTAAGTTTAATACTAATTTTAATAATATTATCAAACAAAATACTGATAATGAAGTTTTTGAAAAAATGACTTCAGTTGATAGAGCAAATATTATCATCTCATTTAGGAAAGAAATCTCAGATGAAATTGAGCAAGATGATGAAATTATAGATTTATCAAAGATTTTAGATCGTAATAAATCTATAGATATTATTGATTTTAACGAAGTTATTGAAAAAGATGGTTTTAAATTTAAAGTATCAGTACCATTGTTAAGTGAAGATACAATAGTAAATAAGATTTTATCTAAAAAATTAAAGGATAACCCATCGTCAAGCAATTTAGTAAGTGATATTTATATATGAAATTTTAAAATTTGTAGATTCAATACAATTTGAAGATAATGAAGAGGTTCAAATTAAAAAAGATTTTAAGAACTTACAGCTTTTAAAGAAAATTAATCTTTCTACACTTAGTCCAGTTATTAAGTTTATTGAAAAGGTTAGAAGCTATGAAGAAGAATTTATAACGGTTCCTAGTAGCCAAGATAAATTATTACTTACACCAGATTTATTTGTAATATAGTGGTGTAATTAAATATTTATATGGCCGATGTTACAATCTTAGAAGCTATATCTTTATTAACAAAAGTATCTGCAGATTCAAGCAGTATGATAAAGAAGCTATCTGATAGGATAGATAATGGTAGTACAGTTTCTAAAGGTAAAAAAGAAAAAAAAGAGCTAGTGCAAAAAGCTTCCCCGGTAATAGTAACTGATTTTGGTAAAGCAGCTGAAAAGGACCTAGCAAGATTAGGTGGTAATGCTGAAAAAGAAAGACAAAACACTGAAAAAGAAAAGAATAAAAATAGTAACCTTTTAAAATTATTAGGCTTAGCAGGGGCAGCTGCACTAGCAATGAAATTTCTTTTTGATGGTGAAGGTTTTACAGGCTTAGTTCAAGGCTTTCAAAATGCAGTAAAAACAGTGACTAAATTTGCTAGTAAAGTAAAGGGGCTTGTTGATGATATTGGTAAAAGACTAGGTACATTTGCAGATGACGTTGGTAAAAGGGTAGGAACTTTAGTTGATAATATAATGGCTAAGACAGGTCAGTGGGCCGCTAAAGCTAAAACCGGTATTAAAAATGCTATGGATGATATCGGTAAAAAATTAGGTAGTTTTGGAGATGAAATAGTTAGAGGAGCGCAGAAAGCTATTAATAGTGTTAAAAATGTAGCTGGTAGAGTATCATCAGTGACTAAATCAGCTGTTACTGGCGTTGCCGGCGGGGCTACCGATGATGTTTTAAAAACTACTGCAAAAGTTGCTGCTAGAACAACTGGTAAAGGAGCAATAAACGACATGACAAGTTCAATTTCACCGGGTATTCAAACACCGGGTAAACCAACAAGAACTGGAGGAGCTAGCCCAGTAAAGCCTGGTGGTCCAAGTAGACTTGATAATATAACGAAAAGATTAAAAGGTTTATTAGGTAAAATTAAACCTTTAAAACTTATGAAAGGTCTTTTAAAGAGTCCGTTTTTAGCTCCAATAGTTGAAACGTTTTTTACTATGGGCGACGTAAAAGGCTATGTTAAAGATTACGGAGCAGGTGAATTGTCATTAGATGAATTAAATAACAAGACTGGTACAAGATTAATACAGTCTATTACAGCATTATTAGGAGGGGCCGGTGGGGCTATGTTAGGTGGTATTTTAGGCTCACCTATACCGCTTGCAGGAAATATCGCTGGGGCTATTATTGGTGGTATTCTAGGTGATGTTGGAGGTAGATTTGTAGGTAAATTATTAGCACCTGCTTTAGGTAAAAACGTATCAGGTTTAGGTGAATTTGCTTTATCATCACCACTATTTAAAATGCCAGAAATGGAAAATATTGAAGATGGTATTATTACTAGGAAGGGTAAAGTTATAAAACCATCTGCAGATGATACAATATACGCGATGAAAGATGGTGGACCTTTAGGAGAAGCGTTAAATAAAACCCCTAAAATGTTAGGTAGTTTAATAGATGTAGAAATAGATAGTCTTAAATTAATGCAGGAACAAAACTCATTACTTAAAGCAATTCTTGAAAAAACTGGTAGTATATCCCCTGCAGTTAACATGCAAAACAATAAACAAACAAATTTTAACCAAAGTGGAGATACATTTAGATCTCTACAAATGGGATATTAAATTTGACTATAATTTTCCACCAGGATTAAATATTTATAATGCCTGACTTATACAGCTTTACGTTTGATGAAGATCAAATTTTACCAATACTAACAAGAGGTGGTGCAAATACAATAAACCCCTTTAGTTATACAGGTGATGGTAGAATATATGGTAAGATTAATAATAACTCTACAGACCCTATCGATGTAGTAACTGACTTTCCTTGGACTAAAAGCCCAGCAACTTCAAGACAAGATGTACCGACTGTATATATAAAAGAAAAGCGATTATTAACTAACTCAACCTTGGCTAACTTCTTTTATAGTATATTAGCAGGAGCTGAAGTATTAGAAAGCGGTGCAGAGCGAATACAAAGCGGTACCATACAGGTAGGTGGCAATTCTCTTAACGTTTTCGATACATTAAGTGCTGCGGGTGTATCATACCCAGGGGTACAAGAAGCATTAGCTGATAAAGCTGCAAAATTTGGTACTGACGTTGAAAAGTATAAAGAGATGGCTACTGGGTTTCTTGATCAAGGTAATCAAAAAGATAATATATTAAAACCCTATAACGGGTTATATTATACTGAAGATACAGGTTTTAAATATTTTTTACCTTACTTAAGTGACAATTACTTGGATAATAATAATACATTTTCTGATGATTCACAAAAATTAGCAAGTTTAGAAAATATATCACAAACATTAGCAAAAGGTTTTGATGCAGTAAGAGGAGTTGCTTTTATGGATAAACCTGGTGTTTATGTTGAACAAAGTAAACAATTTCAGTTTGGCCAAGAAGGTAAAAGTTATGATATAACATTCCCGCTATTGAATACTGGTAATTATGAAGATATCAAAAGGAATTGGCAATTAATTTTCGGGTTAATATATCAAAATAAACCAGGTCGTATTAATAGAAACTTACTTGAATTACCAGTTATATATGAATTTTTTATAGAAGGTATGGCTTATATGCCATATAGTTATATATCCCGGATTCAAGTAGATTTTATTGGTAATAGGAGAACGATGGGTATCGAAATACCTAGTTTTAACGATACCAGTGGTAATGAGTCATTAAATGACCGTACTACTATTAATACTATTATACCAGATGCGTATAACGTTAATATAACTTTTGAAGGTCTTAATAAAGAAACAAAAAATTTCTTAATACGCAGTTTAGGTAACCCAATAATTAAAGTTAGAGAAAGGGGAGTAGTATAATGGAAGGTAATTATCAAAATAATATAATTGATCTAAAAAATTTAGATCTAACAAGATATGAAAATATATTTAAAGTTTACGGTACAGGAGATAAAAACTTTTATTTTTATAATATAAATAAAAAAATATCTATACCAGATGATATGGATGAGAGATTATTCTATCACGTAGTTTTACCTAAAGGCATACCATTAACAACTTTATCTTATAATGCATACGGTACTATCGATTTATGGTGGTTAATACTAATATTAAATAATATTACTAACCCAGTTAAAAAACTACCAGATGGTAAAAAATAAGACTCTTAAAACCACAATATATTGAACAAATACTCGATTCAATCGAAAGTCAGTTATAATGAGAAGTGATTATATTAGAAATAATTTAAACGGGGCAGAAGCTAAAGCTAATTCATATAAAATTGATAATCAATTTTACCATATAAGAGCTGTTTTAGTAAATCCGGATGGAGATAGAATAGATTTAACGAAAGGTGCTCTTTATAATATTTCATTAACTGATGATTTATTTGATCCGTTTTTAAAAGCAGAAATAACGTTATATAATGATAACCATACGATTGAAAGGACGGTACCTACTTCTGTAAATTATCAAAACGGTTATACGTTTAGAGGAGATGGTAGAGATGTTTTATTTTTAGAAATTATACCTTTAAAGAGTACAAAGAAAGATTATAAATTAGAAGAATCAGCGGAATATAATACAGTTTTTTCATTAAGAAATCTATTTACAGTAATTGAAGATACCGATGTTAATATTGATGGTGTATTATATAAGAGATTAAAATTATATGATTTAGATAAAAGGAAATTATTAGAAAAAAACGTTTATTTTAACTCAATTAATACAATAAATTTCAATGAAAGTAATACATTATCTGGTGTACCACTCTTTAACTTAGATAATAATGAAAGAGCTAATAATACAGGTATAATGTTGAGAGAATTATTAAAATTTACATTAAAACAAGGAGATGATGATATTTTTTATATCGATAGGTCTTCTAGCGGGACAAGAAATATAAATTATATCGATTTTGAAAACGGTGCAACTTCTGTAAATTATAGTAGTAATACATATAAAAAAGCAATAGATGATTTTAACTATCTATATGATTTGCATGTTAGTAATTCAGACTCTAAAGATTTTAGTATACTAAAAAAGGATTATTTTACTGGCAAATATACATTAATAAATACAAAAAGTTTTTTCGATAGAGCTAATAATGGAAATGAAAACGGTCCATTTACAATTGAAAGGATTAATATTTCTGGTGCTGGTAATAATAAAGTAAGTAATCAAGGAGGTAAAGCAGTTAAAAACACACCTCAATTTAATGAGAAAAGTCAAGCATTAAACGTTAAATTTTTTAATACTAGTTTCGATATATTAAATGAAAAGGTTAATACTAAAATAGTACATGAATATAATTTTGAAGATAAAACGTTTAATATTCTACAAAAAGATAGTAATATAAATAACTCAAAAGAAAAATTTGATAGTTATTATGTACAAAATATGAGAGGTGAAAAACAACCTTACCCATCTCAAATTAACACCAATCTTAAAAAATTAAATTTTAACTACGAAAATGTTTATAATTTATACGGTGACAACCAAGATATAAGGTTAAGTAAAGGTTTAAATAAACTTCTAAAAAATACTATAATGTCTAACTTAGGGGTTGAAGTTACAATAAAAGGCCAAATGCAAAGAAAAGCTGGTAAGTTTGTAACTATCGATCGATCTAGTTTAGACCCAAAAAATAAATTTGATGATAGATTTCTCGGTACATATTTTATAATTAATATTGAACATACCTTTATAAGAGATGATCTATATATTAATAAGTTGTTTGCAGTTAAAACTTATTATTTTGATGATTTAAAATTTAACGAAGATTTAGATTAATGGCTACTAATAAAAAAAATATTTTACCTGAACTATCTGATACCATCATAAATGGTAGTATCGATTTCTATGAAAGCAGTGAAGAATTGTTAAACATTTTTAAAGATACATCATTAGATGTTGTTAACTTTTTTATTAAATTAGATGAAACAAGAAGTTCAGATAATGCTCTCAAAGAATTAACTCAGAAATATATTGATTTAAATAATAAAAAATTATTAGTAAACAATGTCGAATTACCTAATAATTATAAGTTATATTTAAATGAAAAGTTTCAAAATTTATTATATATTTTTAAAGTATTTGTATTAAACAATGTAGATGACAAAGAAAAAAGTGTTTTTTCTAATTATTCTGATGATATAGGAATGACTTTAGAAATTAATCACAATTTAGGTTTATCGAATACCCCAATATTTGATATTTTTTATAATTTAGAATCCAATGGGTCTCCTATTACGATTCCACCTATAATGTACAATAAAGTAAGTAAGACAGTATTGAAAAACTTTAAAAAAATGTCTTTAAAAAATGATGCTTTATTAAAAAGAAATATGCGAAATATAGCAGGTTATGGTATTAAAAATATTTCTAAAACTGCTCATGGCTCTAATTTAGTTTATGATAATTTTATATCTGTAACTAAAAAAGAGATTACTAATGCAAAGACAAGTAAAATAATTCAAGTTTTTGGTGACAACCTAGGTGATCTGATTACGTTCTATAAAAATTTAAATATACGTCAGCAACCTGATAATAAAGCATATTTAGTTAGTTATGAAAATAATATTGAAGGTGTTCAAAACGTTTTAGATATCTTCAATAATAATATGTTCTCAACCACTACCATTAATAAGCCATTTTCAGGTTATTGAGTAGTTTCTACATCAGCATCTATTACCTTAGCATCATCTAATAATTGTTTTAACAATTCTTCTCTGTTTATAGTAAGCCCTACCCTCTCATTACTATGATCTTGTAATTCTTTCTTACTTTGTATATCCATTTCCTTTACTTGTATTTTAGCTTCATTTGCTTTATCTTGTAATAGAATTTTGTTTAAACTTTCAATAGCCGAAGCAGACGCTCCAATTAGTTTACTTAACGCATCGACATCTTTTGCATCCGGCGCTGAAGTAATAAATTGCTTTACATCCTAACATAATCAACACTACCTTTAATTAACTTTCCGGAATACTGCAATAGAAAATCTTCTAAATTTTCTTTATCTAAATTTAATTCTGGCTTGTCAAGTTCCTTTCTTGCGACATTAACTCCTTTTAATTGCGAAAGTAAGTCATCTACTACAATATCTACATCATCATTCATTATCAAATATTTATTATAAAAGTTGAATAATTAAACTAATATAATATAATAGAGATATGGAAGAAGAAGTTATAATTAAATTTGTTAAGACGCATCCTGATGCTAAACTACCTACCAAAGCCCATAACGATGATAATTGCTTTGATTTATATTGTGTTGAGGATACTAATATAAAGCCGAGTAAGTGTAATCCAATTGGAAATGTAGAAATAGCCAGTGGTGTTGTACCGGTAGGTATTAAAGTAGCATATATTACACCAGGTTATGGGTTTGTTATTAAACCTAAATCGGGTCTTGGTTTTAAACATAACTTACAACCGCATTTAGGTTAAGTGGATAATGGTTATAGAGGGGATTGTGCAGTAAAGATGTATAATTTTGGTGATAAAAGATATGTATTTGAAAAGAGTGATAAAGTAGCTCAGATTAAAATTGAAAAAGTTTACGATACTACTATTAAGTGGGCTGATGAAGTAGAAGAAGCCAACCGTGGGGATGCTGGCTTTGGTTCATCTGGTAAATAATAGGAACTATGATATAATAAATTATGGGAAAAGTAACAAGACAAAGAATAACTGAAAAAAAAGTCGGTAATACGAAGGTTAGGAAAACAGTAACTGTAACTATAACAAAGCCAACTAAAAGAAAAAAATAATGTTTAATAACTTATATGTAGAAAAGTATAGACCTAAGACGTTATCAGATTTAGTATTATCTAAAAGTAATAGAAAGTATTTTGAATCTATTACTGAAGAGATACCAAACCTGCTTTTCGTTGGTACTCCTGGATTAGGTAAGACTACATTAGCTAGAATATTAGTAAATGATATATTAGAGTGTCAATACCTTTATATTAATGCCTCAGATGAAAATGGTATAGATACTATACGCTCTAAGGTAGTTGGCTTTAGTCAGACTAAGTCTCTCGATGGGAAACATAAAGTAGTCATCTTAGATGAGGCTGATGGTATTACCCTAGACGGGCAACGCGCACTACGTAATACAATGGAAGAATATAGTGGTATGACTCGGTTTATACTAACAGCAAATTATAAGCATAAAATAATACCTGCTATTCAAAGTAGAACTCAATTCTTCGACCTAATGCCGCTGTTTGATGATGTCGTAAAACGTGTTATTAATATTGTCAAGCAGGAAGGTATCAAGATTGAAACTGATCAGAAACCTAATTTTGTCAATGTAATTAAGCAAAGTTACCCTGATATTCGTAAGGTATTGAATAGTATTCAAAAAGCTACTATTGGTAATATCTTTACAATTGACCATAGCGTAGATAGTAAAGATATTGTTATTGTTATACATAAGCATGTTACATCTAACGATTCTTTAAAGCTTAGAAAGTATCTAATCGAGAATGAAAACGAATTTCAGGGTGATTATCATAACTTAATGAAGCAATACTTGAATTATGTTTATACTTCTAGTTTAGATGACAATAAAAAACGTCAATATATAGTGACTATTTCAGATCACATGTATAAAGACGTATTTGTATTAGATAAAGAGATTAATGCTTTTGCTTGCTGGGTTAATCTTGAAAAGATTTAACCTT